AAGTCACCGACCTGGGTGGAGACCTCACCGAGCGGGCCGGTGAGGTCCCGGATGGCGTTGACCCGCTGCGAGCCGCCGACGCCGGCCACCTTGTCGCCGGCGGTGTCGCCGGCCTCACCGGTCTGGCGGAGCTGCTGCTCGAGCTGGGCGGCGTCGCGCTTGGCCTGGTCGACGTCGGCTTTGAAGTCGACGATCCAGTCCTGCCCGGCGATGTCCTTGGCGGTGCCCTCGAGGTCGTCGAGGCTGCGCACGGCCTTGCGGTCGTCGACATCGACCTCGAGCTCGACGTCGCGATCCTCCAGGTCCTCGGCCTGCTCCGCGATGTCCTCGAGGACCTTCGACGCGTCGTCGTCGGCCGAGATCCGCAGCTCGAGATCTTCGTCAGCCACGACTCACCGCCCCATGGACTTCGCGCGCCCAGCGGCGGCGGGCGTCGACGGCGCCGGCGTCGACGACACGGCTCCACGCCCGCCGGGCCCGTACCCCGGGGTGGGGGACCGGCCCGGTCCGTACCCCGGGCCCGACACGTAGCAGCTCACCGTCGCGACCGATCGGGTGCCGGCGGGCGCCGCCCTGCGCGACACCCCACGCGGCGCGGGGCACCGCCAGGATCCGCGCGTCGGCGCGGGAGCGTCCCGCGCGATGGATCGCGCGGGTGCGGAGCTGGCCACCGAGCCCGGACATCGTCCCGCCGATGCGGCGCGCTACTTGGTCGACGTCGCGGGCGACGTCGTCGAGGACCTTGGTGGGGATGCGCTCCAGGCGGCGGGCCCGGCGGCGCAGCCCGGCCGCCGCGCCGCTCATCAGACCTCGACGAGCTCGTCGTCGTCCTCGGTGGCGTCGGCAGCCATCACGGCGGCGGTGTAGATGACCTCGGGCTTGCCGATCACCGGCCAGGTCACAGCGTCGGTCTGCAGGGCGACGTCGACCTGGCCGCCGATCGGGCCGGCGACGACGCGCAGCTCACCGGTGAGCTTCACGGTGCCGGCGCCGGTGCCGAAGGGCTCGAACTCGAAGAATGCTTGCTTGGTGTCGTTCCCGAAGGCCCACATCGATAGGCCGGTGGGATCGGAGATGTCCTGGAGCCAGTTGATCTCGAAGGCCCACGAAGTGGCGCCGGGGACCTGGGAGGCGGGCTGGCAGCCGGTGGCGGGGACGTCCTGCAGGTTCGGGGAGCCGACGAGCCGGGCCGAGGTGTACTGGCAGGTGACGTCCTGGGTCAGCGCGGCTTCGGTGAGGCCGAGCTTGAGGGTCCCGGTGCCGGGAATGATCTGGTCGATGGTGGTGGTCATGGCGGCTCCTCAGCAGATGGTGTCGTTGACGACGGACAGGGCGCTGTAGGCGGGGCAGTCGAGGCCGCCCTGCTCGTACCGCTCGGGTCGGGCTTCCCGGCAGCGCAGCTCGGTGACGACTGCGCCGACGTCCTCGAGGAGGCGTCGCACCGAGTGGGCACCACCGGGCGGGGTGGCGATGACCCGGATCCGCACCTCGACCCGGGCCTGGGGCGAGTCGACCAGGACCGTGGGCAGGTCGACGAGCACGCAGGGCGGCTGCACCTTGGATGGGTCGGCGGTGACGTTGCGCACGCCGGCGGCGGTGAGCTTTCCGGCGACGTCGGCGCGGATGGCGTTGAGGTCCACGGCTACACCGCCACCGGCCGGGGGATGCCGAGCAGCCGCTTCACCTGGGTCCAGCCGGTGCCCATCGACGCCGGCGCCGACTCCGCGAAGTCCTCGAACCCGGCGAAGCCCTCCGCGGCGCCCCGGGCCCGGAACAGCGCACCGGCGTAGAGCACGGTGCCGTTGGAGACGTCCGGGCCCGGAGAGCTCTCGTCGACGTCGCTGCTGTAGCCGGCCTCCTGCCGCCGGCGGCGGGCGAACGCGTTGGCCGCCGCGGTGCACGCCACCAACCACTCGTCGTCGACGGCGACGGTCTCACCGAGGTAGGCGATCACCTCCGCGGGCGTTACCCACTCGACTGTCACTCAGCGGCCTTCTTCGTCGTCGAGCGCGCCGCGGCCGGCGCGGCGGCGGCCAGGGTCAGCTCGACGAGCGCGTCGGGTCGGCGCACGGCCCAGGTGCCGAACTGGTAGATGGCGACGTCGCGGCCGAGGTTGGCGGGCTTGTCGGCCGACAGGGTGCGCACCGGGCCCAGCCAGGTGGTGGCGGCGCGCCGCCAGCCCATCACGGCCTTGTCGTCGGGCATGTTCGGGGTGCACACCACGGTGAGCCCGCGGGCCTCACCGTTGAGGTCGGTGAAGGAAAGCTGCCCGACGGGGTTGGCGCCGTTGAGGTTGGGGAACAGCGGCCGTCCGTCGGTGTCGGTGGCGCCGACTAGGAACTCCCACACGTCGAGCCCAGCCACCATCACCTGGGGACGCGCGCCCCGACGGGCTTGGAACACCAGCCGGGCGGCGTGGGCCAGCGTGGTGTTGATGTCGGCCACCGTGCGAGCCATCGGCACCTCGTTGCCCGCCGCGATGGCGGCCAGCATCGCGGCGGTGAAGTCGCCGTCGGACTCCAGGGCCATCTGGTAGCCCAGCTCCTCGAGGTACAGCGACAACAGGTCGGGCTCCGAGCGTTCGATGGCCTGGATGGCGACGTCGTCGGCGCCCGCCCAGGTGATCACGTTCGAGGAAGCCAGATTGATCTGGAAGCCGCCCGACTCCACCTCGGTCTTCTCGGCCGCCTGCTGGCCGACCATGGGCGGGGTGATCACCTTGACCGGGTAGTTGATCTGCATGCCGGTCTCGGGCAGCGGGCGGGTCTCGAAGGCCTCGATCACCGGGCGGCCGTCGTCGAGCAGCTCGGCGAAGTCCTTGACCCACTGCGGGGGCATGATCCCGGGGATGTCCTGGGAGGTGATGTCGGTGAGCGCGAAGTCGATGCGGCGCCGCTCGACGGCCTCGACCTGCCCGTCGTACACCGCGCAGGCGTAGTGCCCGAACGACGCGAACCGGTGGCGCGGCGCGGTGGCCGGGCGCGCCGTGTGCCGGCTGGCGCGGGTGGTCGCGCGACGGTGGGCGTCAGCGCGCGCCGTCTCCTCGTCGGTCTGGTCCTCGTCGACGTCGGCCTGGTCCTCGTCGACGTCGTCGTCGGGCCCGCCGGCGGCCATGCGGCGGCGGCGCTCGGCTTCGATCTGCTCTGGGGTCATGGCTTGTCCTTCCAGTTGAGAGGTGGCGGCCAGGCCGCCGATGCGGGCGTTGGGGAAGCGGGGGATCACCACCGATGAGATCTCGAGCAGCTCGGCGCGGGTGGCCCGGTAGTGGACCTTCCAGCGCGAGTCCTCCTGGGGGGTCTCGTCCGCTTCGTTGATGACAACGCCGACCGACACGGCGTCGCGCACGCCGTTGGCCATCTGGCGCATGGCGGCCGCGACCTCAGGGTCGGACAGCTCCTCGCGTGGCACCTCGAGCACGGCGTACAGCGCGTCGCCTCGGTCCTCGAAGCCGCGGGCGAACCCGAAGGGCTTGGCCCGGTGGTCGAGCAGGAACTTGACCCACTGCGGCGTGTCGGGCGCCACCGAGCCCGGCGCGAACTCGACGGTGTCGCCGAACCAGTTGAGCTGCACCGTGGTTCCCCATGGCAGGGCGAGGGCCTCGACGACGATGGGCCGGTCAGGTTCGTCGCGCACCGCGAACGTGGTCGGCACCTGCAGCAGCAGCTCGTTCATGGAGCTCCCTTCGCGGCGCCCGCAGCGGCTGCCGCTTCAGCGGGGACCAGGCCGGCCAGCACCGAGCTGCGCAGGAACGGCTCGAGGTCCCACTCGACGGACTGCCCGCGTGGCGCCAGGTCGGTGAGGGTCTGTGTCCAGCAGGCCAGCAGCGGGGCCAGCCCGAAGTCGATGAGGTCCAGGCGGGCGGTGAACGCGGTCTTGTAGGTCATCGAGTCGTTGGGCACCCCGACCCCGACCGCGAAGTTCGGCACGTTGCACAGCCGTGCGGTGGCGGCGTCCTGGTAGGCGCGGCCCTCGACGAGCTGGAGCCGGGAGGGGTCCATCTGCGACTCGTGGTAGGCGACGGATTGGTTGAGCCACCCGACGGTCAGCTCGCGGCGGGTGGCGATCCACTGCTCC